GTTCAATTACATTGTAATAATTTTCTCTTGCATATTGATAGTCTGTGTCTAATTCATCATCACTTTTACGAGGTTCAATCTTTGGTGGTTTCTCTCGTTCAATCACCGCATTTTCTGCAACATTAAGAATTTTATCTAGTTCATCAAAACCACTCATTATGACTCCGGATCATCAAAAATTGCTGGATTAAAAACATCTATTACTGGTGTTGCTATATCAACATCATCATCTGCATTTACAACTGCATCTTTACCACCCTCAGGAGTAACTGTAACTCTACTAATAACATCTTTATCCGCCACACTTTCGTCTGAGTCCTCTTTGAGTAAATGTCTATCGGTCTCAAGTCTAAGAAAATCTTGAGAAAATGGTGTACTTTCTTCTAAGACTATTTTATTCAATACTTGTCCTGTATTTGCTACTTCATCCATTTCATGGAAATTTACTTTCACGCTTTTAATTATTTTATCATTAGATTTTATATCAGGATATAAGAACCCTTTCATAAAAAAATCTAAAGTCCAAATCATTGTTCTACGTGCAGTAAATTCTCCATCATACGAATCTTCAAGAGAAGCCGAATTAAACATTATTGGCACATCTAATGCTATATCCATTTCTGGAAGAATATTCAACGTGACATTAAATTCTGGAGTGAAAAACGGCAATATTTGCTCAAGCATTTGAGTTCCATCTTCCGCATTATCTACAAATAAAAATAATTGAAAATCAAAATTGAATGGAACAGGAGCAAACATTTTTCTCAAAGTTCCTTGACCCTGAGAAGCAGATGGTCTATTTAAAAATTGTTGAGTTGTATTTATTTTTCGAATTGGGTCATATATCAAACCAGTCATTTCAAAACCCATTCTAGGTAACTGAATTGCAACTTTTTTAGTTAAAGTTGGATCTTGTCTAATTCTTTGAAGAAATTTTTGTTTAGGTCCATATGCAATAGGAACTTTTTGTCTTGACACTACATTACCGCTACTATCTTTTTTCTGAATATTCAAATCATTAAAAAGAGTTCCAAAAAGAACTACATATTTTCTTATTGTTTGATGATAAAACGTTTGCCCTAACACTTATTCTCCGATTACAATTCTCTTATATTTAGTTTTAATAAATAATAGTATGGCATTATCTATCAAAAAACAAGGTATCAATTTTGCAATAGACCAAGGTTGTACTTTTTCAAAAATATTTACTGCAAAAGATGCAAATAACGCAAATGTCACAGTTACTACTGGATCCATGGCATCCAAAATGCGTAAATCTTATGATACATCCAACAGTTCATTAATACTTGCATTTACTACCGCAACTACTGGATCAAATGTTACAATATCAGCAACATCTACACAAACCGCAAGCATGGCCGCTGGTAGATACTTTTATGATATTGAATGGACTAATGGTTCAGGAGAAATAGAAAGAATCGTGGAAGGCATCATTACATTATCTGCTCAAGCAACTTCTTAAATATTACCTTCACTAAAAGGATTTGATTCTGAGAAGTCAATAATACTATCTGCCTCAGTTTCAAATGTAATATTGTTTGCAGAAATATCATTCACAAAAGTCTGAGTATTCGGTGTTGTGCTTACGGCATAATATGCACCGCTAGTATTTCCTACAACATTAGCAGATGAAGTAAATGTTCCTTTGATATCTGTAATTTTTAAAACCGAATCTGTAGAATTCCAAGATATGACTCTTGCTTTTGTATTAGCAGAAGACTCATTATCCCCTACATAAACCCATTCATCTTCCTGATAATTTCCAGAACCTGATCCTAAAGTTATTTCTATAGCATAAGCAAGAGTATCTTCAATTTCATCAATGTCTTCAATACCAGTGTCAATTCTTTGACTGTCATATTGAAATAATTCACAAGTAAGGTCAAAAATTGGCAATTTACCAAATTGATAAAATACTGATTCATGTTCAACGTATCTTATCTCATATACTTTCTTATTCAATGGTAAAAATATAACATCACCCTCTAATGGTCTATCTTGATCATTAATATCTAAATTATCAAATCGTCTTCGTGCCACAGAAAAAACTACTTGATCTCTTATTTCGAGACCAAATCGTGAAATAAAATCACCTTCACCTTCAAAACCATCTACTGTTTTAACATACATTTCTATAAGATGTGCTTGATTAAATTCAGAAATCGTATCTTCACCATATAGAATATCTTCATTCATATATGTTCTTGGAAGATAATAAACATCTATACCAAAATTTTTAATGGATTCTATTATAAGGTCTTGATGGAGGGCCTGTTCAGCCGTATTTTCAATATGATTAAAATGTACGCTTGTAACCATTAGAAAGGTCCTGGTGCTACTATGAAGTCAACTGGAAGTTCATGTCTAGAATTCATTTCTTCTTCAACCTCTTTTATCTCTTGTAGTGCATCATCAAATAGTTGTCTTCCGTTTAAAGTTGTACCTCCAGGGAGTTGGACACCATCATATTTGATTAAATTTGCTCCCCATTGACGTTTTATCAAAGCCGTAACATATTTTTTAAGAAACATGTCATTATAAACATCTTCATATGAAGCAGGATCTAATATAGAATACACTTCTGCTACAATGTAATCATCAATTTCTACATCATTGTTTTCCCAATCAAGATCCAGATATAATCTATTAGTGTGTTTTTGATATCTTATTGGTTTTTTACCGACAAAAATATCATTTATCAATTGAATATGTTGCATTGATTGTTGATAATTTATTACAGAACCTGCAGTCAAATATGGCATTTCATTAAAGTGAAACTGATATTTAAATGAAAATAAATCTGAAGATGTACTACCACCTTGATTAATATCAAATATATTAATAATTCCTAAAATATTGTCTGATACGGTAATATAATGATTATCAATATCTCCCATGGTTACAGTACCTGCAGTTGCAGTCGCACCTGAGGTATTACCAGTTATAGTTTCACTATCTGAAAAAGAAGAAGACACGTTATTATTTGATATATTATCTGAATCTTTTGCGTGTGAAAAAGTGATTACGGATGAGTTTGCAGATGAAACTGTAGCCGTAGCACCTGAAGTTCCACCTGTTATAATCTCACCATTCGAAAATGTATCTGAAACTGAAGTAACCGCCACAGTAGAACCAGTCAATTGGTGTCTCATATAAGTTCGTTCAACACCATCAAAATGATATTCTTGAAAATATTGAATACCTTCATCAATACGATCTTCTACTTGGTCATCATCAACATTTATTTCAATTACTGGCTTTCCTAATTTTCTAAGACAGTATTGCTTAAGGGTCTCTCTTGTAGTTGGTTTAGCCATTTATTTTTGCCTTGAGGTCTGTTACTTCTTTGTTTAAATCTTTTATACCTTCAACCAATAAACCCACCAATTTAGTATACGAAACAGTTCCATCAACTTCTGCCTCAGGAATTACTTCTTTTACATTTTCTGCTATCAAACCAATCTGTCTTCCTTCTTTAAAATTTTCTTTATCTTTCCAATCATATTTGACACCTTGTAAATTATCAATGATTGAAAGACTATTTGTAATTGGTTCAATATTTTCTTTAAGTGCAAGAGCAGAAGTCTCGGTCAATGTACCATTAACTTGTACACCTGAAGAAGTTGTTTGAAATTTATTAGAACCATCATAATAAAGTCGTGTCGCACCATTCATTGTATGATAAAGTGCCCAATGATTGTTTACATCATCATAAAGACCCATACCTGTGCTACCGTCATGCATAAAAACTGCTCTACCATCAATTGAAAACCCTTCCCAACTACCTTTTCCAGATCCATTTATTTGAATACTTCCATAACTACCGGTTGGATAATCAAGATATATTCCGGAACTATCACCATAACATGGATAAACTCTGTCCGCTAATAAATTTCCAGTAATATCTACACCAGAACTATATGTTCCTAATTTTTCACTACCATTAAAATAAAGATGTGTGCTATCACCATCCATATACAGTTGACGGTCACCACCTGTATAAAAATCTATTACATCAGAACCATATTTAATGTAGGTATTAGTATCTCCATTATGATAGAGATATTGCCCTATTCTTACGTCATTTCCAAATGTTTGTGTACCTGAAGTGGCGGTAAGACTTGTTGAAAAAGTTGCCGCACCTGTAGATCTTAATGTACCATTTATATCTAATTTATAACTTGGAGAATTATCATTGATACCTACAAATCCATTAGCGGCCACTGTTACCATATCAGCAGAACTATTTGCTACAGTCATTACTTTTGTAGCAGTAGCCGTAGCATCATTTCTAACGTATAAAGTTGTACCAGTTGCGGCTCCGTCACTTATAAGTGATACTAAATTTCCAGAGTGAGTTGCCGTAGATGAAATAGCCAATGCTGAACCTGTAGACAAAGCATCTGAAACAATTTGAACACTATCGGCTTCATCATTTTCGGCATCAACTCGTATTGCAACATTATTTGCATCTTGATTTACAAAAATACCACGACCCGAATCAGTTCTTACTGATAATGCAGTCGTTCCAGTTGCATCTGCATGTTCTTGAACAATATCTACAATTTCTCTAGAGTTTGTAGAACTATTATTATCGTTTACTGCAAATAGAGAACCTGTCATGGCTTGAGATGTTGCAGTTCCTATACCAGTATGAATTGTTAAACCATGACCACTTGTTAAAGTATCAACATCAAAAGATACAACATTCATAGTAGTTTGCTCACCATCAATTAAAAGAGCCATCTTGTCAGCATCATTAGAATCTATGAATATTCCTGTAGTTGCATCTGAAGAACCCACATTTACATGTAATTTTCCTGCAGTTGTTCCTAATGTACCATCTCCAGGTATTTGTATGCATCCTCCAGTAACATCATCAAACATTACTGTATTCGCACCAGCACCTACAAAATGCATTTGATTGGTATTGTGATTGTAAACTATTCCTCCAGAATCAGTATCATCTGGATCACCAAATGCTATGTGTGCATTAGATACATTATTTGCAAGTAATGTCATACCTACTGCGGTATTACCTTCTATTAATAATTCATTAGCAGAACCTTCAACTGCGGTTGCAGTCGTACTACCAGCGGCAAAGTCTGTTCTAATGTGTACCCTAGATTTAGATGAAGTAGGTAAATGATTCGTATCACCAGAACGAGCAACGTCTATTTCTGGAAAATTTCCTATAGCAACATTAGTTGAAGCGCCAGCATCTAAACCCAAACATGTTGAATTCGTTGTAGCAAGAAACCCTGCACCGTTTACACTTACATTTGAAGAATGAGATAAACCTGCATTTTGTGTAGCACCTGTAAATGTGCCTCCACTAATTTGTGCTCCAGTAAATACATGAGGATTTGAACCACCTGCTTGAGATAATGTTAAAAGATCCGTTGCTCCTGTACATGTAATTGCTGCCCCATCTATTGTGCCGCCATTAATATCGGCGGTGGTTATTGTACCTAAATTTGATATAGTGGCATCTTCTAAATCAATTGTAGATGAACCATTTGCAGAAAAGTTTTTACCATTTAGATT